TCCATTACCCTCCCTAAAGGATTAACCAAACCCCCGATAGGTCCATCGCTAATTAGGTCAAGAGTTTCGACATAACTATGGGAGGCTCCATATTGCAATTCTCCCATCACAGGAGGTCTATAAACAGGGGGTTTAGGCTTTTTTTTCCTAAACGCTCCAGCGACTTGTAATTTTTTTAATATGTGACTCATAATTACGTCCCTTGATGAGTGACGATAGTTGTTCCTGCGTGAGCGTTGAACACTTCTCCAACTCGTTGGTGTTGAGGATAAGACTTAATACTTGATTGTATTACTTGAGACCCCACTATTAAGCGTCCATACCCAAGAGGTAATGGTGCTCCCTGACTGGCTACATTTAAGGGACCGTTAAAGATTTGAGACTGCTTAGATGCTTGAGCTGTCCCTTCTACTTGTTCTACTTCAGGAGGGGGGGTCAAAGCATAAGAAATAACTGAGAACGCCACAGCGAGTGTTAGGTTGGCTAAAAGGGTTCCACCTACAAGCCAACTGATTGCTGCTCCGACTGGTCCGCTTCCTGTAATAGCTGGGACTAAATCAATAGTTTTTGGTGGATCTAAGTTTCGTAGTCCTTGTTGATCACCAAGTCTTTCTTTGTTAATAATAACCTCATAGATGCACCCTTCTTTTTGTAATTGTATAACTCTTGCGATAAAGTTATTCCTATTGGCATCGATGGCATGTAGCACATTTTTAGATCTCCCTACATCTAGGCAGAAATTCTGGCCGTATTCCTTTGCTAGAATTCCATGTAATCTTACGTTCGTCATGCTATAGCCTTAATCCTTTCCAGTATCTTTACATCTGCTTCGGTGATTTCGGGAGTATAAATATTTATTTTTTTGCTATTTAAGCTGTATATTAAAAATGGCTGGCAACAATTATCTGCCATTTTCACATCGAACTCTGATGCTGTCTCATCCCCTACAATATGGCTATGGAAAATAGCCACCATTCCGTAGGAATCTTTAAAGAGTAAAAAGTTTAAAGGATTAATTAAAAAAAAAGAAGAGGGGGCAGGAGCAATGTTCTCTTCCTTCTGAATTACATATCGATTTGTGAGGTAGTCATAGCCTAGAAAGCCGCAAATTTCTCCTTTTGGATTCTTGTGGCAAACTTTCTTGATATACTCAAGAGCTTCTGATCCTTCTTTAAAGTGTTCTTCCATAACTAAATCCATCAGTTCCTGGGAACCCCCCAAATCTTGGGTCGTCAGGGGTGGGGTTAGCAACTACTGTAGTGGAGGAGTTTTTATAAGTCTTCATGACCCCCGAAAAATCCCCGCTGCCCGTTAAGGGATTATTTCCTGTGTGAATATCTTTTAACCCATTGCCAATAGAAGAGTCTCCTGTGTTCCCATCCCACCATGCCACTAAACTATTTTCACCATACAGCAAAGGGGGGGTTCCTTCGGGGACTACTGAGGAAGCACTCCATCCCGTGCCGCCCGTTAAAGTGCTCATTTTCCCGACGCATCCACTATATTCCCGTGGGACATAAGAATAAGAGTTACTGGTGGCTTTCCAAGGGGGAATAATTTCTTTCCTTAAAAACTTAAATTCCTCTTCCTTTAATGCTCTATTCCACAATCCCCACATCCCCACATGTCCATTAATAGAAGACACATGGGATGGGCCTGCTGTGCCATAAGAACTTGAGGATCTAAAATACTCTACCCCTCCAATCATAAATGTTTGCGGGAGCATCCCTGTGCCGCCGTCCCATTCGACCCCTGTTCTTTGGCTCCATGAAGCAAAGTTGCCTAAATTATTTCGGAGTCTCTCTCCATCTGGGCTATCCAGTAATCCTTCTCCATCCACAAAGAACTCTATTATAGTAGTTTCATCATTTCCCTCCCCGTTAATAAAGCTTACGGTTCCTGTGCGGTGTCTTATAACATATTGGTGCCATTGCTCCTTATCTCCGTTGTCTGTTTGGACTTTATTCAAAAAACGAGTACGCCATTCGGTTTGTGCTATAGAAGTTTTATTAATGTTGTAACCAATGTATTGTGCGTTAATATTGTCGGACGAGTCTCGTCCGATATTTACAAATCTACCTGCGGGAAAGGTGTCGCCATCAGCTTGGGAGGTGCTGAAAAGGCCCGCTCCTTGAGGAGAAAGTTCGTTAATGTTCGCCCACCCAACAACAGTCCACTCTTTTCTTGGGTCTAACACCCCCGTAACACCAGACTCGGTGGTATGGAACAATCCGCTATTTTTAGTGGCATCTACGTCGCCTAAGCTAGCTCCTGATAGTTTAACTGTTGGGAAGGTTTGCTCTTCACTGGCCCTTCTGAAAATTAAATTATCAGCTGAATTAAATCTCCTTCGACATGCACTTAACTTTTTAGTGCAGCCGTCCTTTTGCCAGAAACTGGGATTTTTCTCAGGATGATTCCCCACGTTGGCCGCTGCCACAGAGACATAAACAGTCTTAAGAGGCACTCCATTTTGATTAACATCTTCTGAAGAAGGGAGCAAGACGGTGGGGCTTTCCACTCCGACTATAGCACCTTTTTCATATGTCCTACTTGCATTCCATATAATACTTTCGTCATTAAAAAAACTAGCTTGTGATGATATACCATTAGCAGAAATAGGAGCGGTATACTGAGGCACCACTGGATCATTATTTAAATCTAGAAAGGGTGCCCCGTCCTCTCTCTCTACAGGTAGTCCTTCATATCGACATCCTTCCCCCCTATACTGCCAACAACAAAATTTAGCGGTGACTCCTCTAGAATTAACAGTAAAGTTTTCTAAATCTAAGGGAGAATTCAATTCAAATTCTACAAATATCTTAGACTCTTGAGTCTTTCTCCCCATTATCCACTCTTCATCTAGCAGTTCGGCTTTACTATCTGCTGTCCCGAATGGATTTCCTCCGTCAAAGTTGTCATCGTCTAAAAAGTTAACTTGAACCTTTTTTCTGACAACCTTTGCATTTTTAAAGTCTTTATGATTTTGGAGTAGATTAGTAATAATATTGTTTTTATTAGCTACTCTTATTTTGGGACGCGCTAGTTTGCCGTCTCCCAGTATATCAAACCCTTCACTCTCCATGGCCAGCGGGAGATATTGGACGCCTTGCCATTTTATTGAGTTATTAAAAATAGATCCCCCATGAAACCCCATAAACATGCTGGGCCTATTGATCCTATCAGGGTAAAACCTAAACAATTCCAAGATAGCAGTTGGCTGTAGGTCTAGAAGACTAGTCGCTACCTTGTTTTTTCCTTCTGCCGCCATATTTGTATTTACACTTTATTATTATATTATATAATAAAGAAATGAAAATTAAACATATTAAAGACCCCTCCACAGTTTGGTCTCTTTTTTATGATTATTCCCTAAAATCCAAACCTTACAATGGGTGCGAGTTTGCGTCTCCACATTTAAGAAAAGAAAAAATAAAAGACTTTTTTAAAGACTTGGTTTCTAACTGCGAAATATACAGGGCTGAAGAATCGGGGGAGCCTTTCGGGTTTGCGTTCATCTCAGAAGAGGAAGATTTCATGAATCTCAGATTTGCTTTCGGGATAAGCGCCAGTAGCAAATTCTCCCATACAAAATGGGCACAGTGGCTTTACAATCTTTTCGATCTACTTCTTGATCAACAGAATAAAAATTATGTCATAGCTGAAATAGGACGAGAATATAAAGTGGAAGCATTTAAAAAATGGATTGAAAAATACCAAAAAAGGGCCATACTCTTTAAAGATCCAAAAAATAGCATAGTTTGGTGTAAATCAGAGCGTATGAGTGTAATATTTAAAGTCGTCGCAACAAATAAGACAACAAAACATTTAATGGGTAAAGAAGCGTTGCTAGGATACACTCGAAAAGGGCCACGCCATGTAATGCGAGAGCTTTTTTTTAAAAAAGATCGTTATATTTTCGATGAAAAAAGCATTGACTTCCTTTCTGACCGTGTTTTAATTCACGGGTTGTTGTCAGACGACAAAGAAAATGTCGGAAGAATAGCATTTGAATTCAAACCGCAAAAATGAGTAAAAAATCAGTTGTTTATAGGGTATATACCCGTAAGGGCCAATTCCACCATTGCTACAGTGCATTGC